TTGCTAATGGCAAATGCTGGTTCTATGAATTTAGAGCTAGATGAAGTAGGCTCTAACTTAACTGCTAATGTAGAAATGTTGAATACTTTCCTAGAATTATATGATGTAGGTAAAGTTAAACAAAAACTAACTAAAAACACTAAAGAGAATACTCGTGGTGAAGAGTTAATGGGTAAAACGCCCACTAACATGATGTTATTCGGTACACCTACTAAGCTACTAGATGGTAGCCGTGTAGAGGAAGAATTTAAACAAATGCTTGAAACTGGTTATGCCAGAAGAATGTTATTTGGTTTTGAACCAACAATAAGTACAGGTAAACGCCAAACAGCTGAAGAGCTATACAACGCGTTAACATGCACAAATGTAGATACAAACATTAAACGTATTGAAAAACTAATATCTAATTTAGCTGATATAAATAAATTCAACACTGTACTTACACTAAGTAAAGACGATACTCTCCACCTGCTTAAATATAAAATCAGATGTGAAGAAGCAGCAGAATTTCTAAAAGCGCATGAAGATACTAAAAAAGCTGAACTAGCTCATAGATATTACAAAGCATTAAAGCTTGCAGGTGCATACGCATTTGTTGAAGGGAGTAAAACAATCACAAGGATACACCTAGACAGTGCTATTCAACTATGTGAAGACTCAGGTGAGCACTTTAACCGTGTTATCTGTAAAGAAGGCGCATATGCCCGCTTAGCACGATATATTGCTGAGATAGGTAAAGAGGTCACTCAAGTAGATTTAATTGAAGAACTACCCTTCTACAAAGGCTCAGAGTCACAAAAGAAAGACTTACTGAAACTTGCAGTAGCTTGGGGGTATAAAAATAATATTATTATCCGNANAACTTACGTAGATGATATTGANTTTTTATCAGGTGAATCATTAAAAGAAACTNATATTAATAAANTTCAAGTAGCTTACAGTAATGATATTACTGANGGCTTTGAGCTTAACACTACTGACTTCGGACAGTTACATAAGCTAACAGGTGCTAAGGATATGCATTACACAGCACACACCTTCATAGGTAATTATCGCTCAGGTGATAAAGCAATCCCAGGATTTGATTTACTAATCCTAGATATTGATGGTGGGTGTAGTTTAAACAGTGCTAAAGAACTCTTAAGTGATTTCAGATGTTTATTTGCAACAACTAAGCGACATACAACTGAGCATAATAGATTTCGTGTCATATTACCTATGTCACACTATCTTAAGTTAACCCCTAAAGACTATTCTAAGTTTATGGAGAATGTCTTTAACTGGTTACCTTTTGATTGTGACACAGCAACTAAAGACATTGCACGTAAGTGGATGTCATACGATAAAAGTCAACATCATTACAATGATGGTGAACTTATTGATGCAACATTATTTATTCCTCAAACTAAAAAAGCTAGAGAACAGGAACAAAAAATTCTTGATGCTCAAGGCATGAATAATATGGAACGTTGGTTCTCAGGAAAAATTGAAATTGGTAACAGAGCTACAATGCTTGTACGTTATGGGTTTATGTTGATGGATAACGGTTATCCTGAAGATGCTATCAGAAACATGTTAGTAGCCTTTAATGATCAAATTAAAGACCCTATTAGTCCTGAAGAAATTCATTCTAAGATAATGCCATCAATTCAGAAAAAAATCATACAAAAGGAGATTGAATAATGAACAATAATTTAGTATTGTTATGCGGTAAATCCGCAACAGGTAAATCAGCTAGTCTAGTTGATATTAAAAACCCAGAAGGAGTAATGTACTTGAACTGTGAAAACAACAAGAAGTTACCTTTCAAATCTAAGTTCCAAGAATACACAATTACTGACCCTACAGACGTACCTGATGCTATTAACTCAGTACAAGACAACGATAAGATTCATACTATCGTTATTGACAGTCTCACATACCTAATGGATATGTTTGAGAGTACTAAAGTCTTAACTTCATCTAACACAATGAAAGCTTGGGGTAGTTATGCACAGTTCCTAAAGAACTTAATGGCACAGAATGTAGCCAACTCTAATAAGAACATCATCTTCATTGCTCATACGTCTGACGTATTCAATGAAGCAGAGATGGTAAATGAGACTATGGTTAAAGTTAAAGGCTCTTTAATGAACACAGGTGTTGAGAGCTTCTTCAGTACTGTTATTGCGTGTAAAAAACTACCACTTAAGAACATCGAAACTTCAAAATCTAAGATGCTCAATATTAACGAAGAAGAGGAGTTATTAGGTTTTAAATATGTCTATCAGACTAGACTAACTAAAGACACTGTAAACGAGCGTATTCGAAGCCCTATGCGTATGTGGGACATCAAGGAAACATTCATTGATAATAATCTACAACATGTATTAGATAAGTTACATGATTACTACGATGCGTAAGCTAAATAAAGCACAAAAACAAATTCTGAATAGGTACAACTACTGTCAGCACGAAAACGAGCTACCAGTAGATATACTTAAACAAGTTATCGAATTAAATAACTATGACGAAGTGTACATGGATGTAACAAGGTATTTATATGATACTTATGTACAACTAAATGGTACACCGCTCAGAGAACCTGTGAAGGGGTGAGAAGGCTTTAAGGTTTTGGCCTAATATTCTGGGGGGGTATTAAATAAAACCAACTAATTTAGGAGAACAACATGAAGACAAAACTAGTTAAGCTGCAAGAGCTTATTGAAAAATCTTGTAAAAACACACCTAAGCTTAAATGTAAGTTAGTGGGTGTAGTAGGTCGTGATGGGCATCGTATTGAATTCCCTGAAGACATTGAAGTAATCTTAGAATGTGGAAGTAAATAATGAAAAGACAAGCATTAGAAAACATCGCTCAAGTCTGGCGTAAAAAACAACTTATCAAGGATGAAGTAGACACAGTATTAGGTGAATTTAACCTGTCTAACACGGCTAAAGACATCTTTATATACGCAGCAGCTAATAGAGTAAACATTTCATCTATCACGCAACATAAATTCTTTATAGATAAATCTTTTTCAACTGTTAAGCGTGCAGTATTAGAACTAAAACACCACAAATTAATAGAAGCTGTTACTGATACTGTAGATAAGCGTGTACAGTGGTTAATACCTACCCAGGAGAAATAATATGATATTTGAATACTTAGTTGGGGCAAGCATTCTGTATCAAGGATGGCTTTTATTCATCTACTTAGGTGACACCTAATGGCAGGTAATAACAAAAAGTTAACTGAATACAAACTGTCTGATGGTCAATCACTTACTGCTAAGGCTCTAGCTGAATTAGCTGGAATAGCTTTACCTACTGCTAGAACACGCTTACAACAATCTAGAGATATAGAATGGTTAACCAGACCTCTAGTTAAGGGTAACAATAACAGTAAAGGTGTATTTAAAAAATATACACTTAGTGATGGCTCTGTGTGGACAGTACCTGAACTAGTTAAAGAAACAAACTGTACTAAACAAACTGTCGCAGCTAGGTTACATAAAAGCTTAGATGCTGCTAGAGTTTTACGTCCAGTTATTTCAGGTACTCCCATGGGCCAGGACAGTGTAAAGGCCAGGGCGAATATAAAAAATCGAATGTTCTTTGACCCTGATGGGTTTTGGAAAATATTTAATAAGGCGGTGTAATTATGAAATCAGGAAAAGATGGCGGAGAGCCGTTCTTTAAACAGAATCAACGTACTCAACGTAAACAGTACAAAAAGAAAAAGAAATGAGTGAATTTTGTTACCCAGATGGGCAAGGTAAAGCTTACTGTGTACGCGCTGAACAAGTGTGGGATGAAGATGTTGGTATTCTTTTAGCGAACGTTACTGAAATAGAGTATCCTATTAAGTTCTGTAAATCTTTTGAGGAGAAGTCTAAAAGTGAAAGTAAAGTTTCAGGTAGCACCAGTCCCAGCAAGTAGGCCTTGTGTATCAAGGTTTTCAACCTATTATAAAGGCCCCTATAAAAAATACATGGATGCTATGAAAATAGCTGTTAGTGATATACGTGTTGTACCTATTGAAGGTAACGTATACGCTAAAGTAGACTTCTTTGTGCCAATGGCACCTTCATGGCTTAAGTCTAAAAAAGAGGAGAAACTGGGC